GAACAGGCCCTTGTCGATCAACGGCGGCCACCTGACGAGGTCGTCCAGGCCCGCATCCGGGAGGGAGGCTTGGACGTGGTCGGCCTCGCCGAACTGCTGCGCGTGCGGGATGACGAAGTCTCGGCCGCCGTCGGCGTTGAGGGCGGACACGCAGCGGGCGATGCACTCGGGGTGGAGGCGGTCGTCGGCTGATGCGGTGAAGAGGGCGTCGCAGCCGTCGGCGAGGGCGAGGCGGGCGGCGGCGTTGAGGCTGCCTGCCCAGCCGAGCCTCTTGCGGTTGCGGCGCATTCCAGCCCATAGGTCGGGGTGGTCGCGGAGCCATTCGTGGGTGCCGTCGTCGGATCGGTCTTCGGCGAGGTAGGCGTGCGCGGTGCGGGTCTGCGCCTGGATGGAGGCGAGCATTTCGCCGATCCACGGGCGGGCGTTGCGGGTGGGGATGATGACGCCGACTTTCACCACTGCTCTCCGATCCAGTTGAGCGTCTCGCGGATGCCGTCGGTCCAGTGGGTGGTGGGCTGCCAGCCGCGCACGTTGGTGATGGCGTGGTTGTCGGTGACGACGCGTTGGAGGTCGCCGGGGAGGCGTCCGTCGTGGGTGACGGGGTGCTGGCGGCCGGTGTCGGCTTCGAGCCGGTGGAGGAGTTCGAGGAGGCCGACCTCGTTCTCTGGTCCGCCGCCGACGTCGTAGGGCTCGGTCGCGGTGGAGTAGTCGGCGTGGTGCTCGGCTATGTCGACAAGGAGACTTGTGAAGTCGTCGATGTAGAGGATGTCGCGGGACTGGCTGCCGTCGCCGTGGATGGTGATGGGCTGCTGGTCGTGGAAGGCGCGGAGGAACCAGGTGACCCAGCCCGCCTCGCTCGTGCCGCGTTGGCCGGGCCCGTAGACGGTGGACGGGCGCAGGATGACCGAGGGCAGCCCGTACAGCTCGCGGTACAACCGGAGGTAGTCCTCGCCGACGGCTTTGGATAGGCCGAGGGGGGCGGTGAGTCCGTCTGCGCCGGGGTGGACCTTCACGGAGGACGTGAAGACGACAGGGATGTTACCCGCGAGTCGCGCCGCTTCCGCGACGTTGAAGGTGCCGACCACGTTGTCCGTGAAGTCACGGGCGGGGTCTTGAAGGCTGACGGCGGTGGAGCAGGACGCGCCGAGGTGGACGATCGTCTCCACCCGGTTTGCTTTGATCACGAGGCTGAGCTGGTCGAGGTTCGTGGTGGGTGAGGCCATCTGCTTGTCCATGAGGGCGATGGCGTGGCCGCGTTGGGCGAGCGCTTCGACGAGGTGGTTGCCGATGAATCCGGCCGCGCCGGTGACGAGGATGTTCACGGTTCGATCGCCTTGGCCCATGCGACGCTCTCGGGGTGTTCGGCGGTGGCGTGCGACGCGACGAGCGCGGCAAGGAAGTGGGCCCGCGATTGTGCGGCGAGGGCGCGGCTCTTGTCTGGGTTGAAGTGGACGCTGGTTTCCTCGGATTCGGCGAGGAGGCGTTCGCCTTCGCGGTAATGCTCCGGGCCCGTCACGCCGCAGCTCCGCACGTGTTGCAGGTGAACCCAGCGGGCGGCGCATCACCGCAGACGGCACACCAAGCCCCGTCCGTGAGAAAGCTGAGGACTGGCACATGCAGCACGTGGGCAGCGTGAACAACCACGTCCACGGGGACCGTCTCGCGAATGCCCGCCTCGATCTTGGCGATGACCACACGGGAGATCTCGAAGCCCTGTGCCGTGATGCCGTCCGCCAGCGCCTGAGCGGTTACGCCTTGGTTCTTGCGTGCTGCCTGGATTCGGGCGCTGACAGCGGCGGATACCTTCCCTTGGCTCACGCGCCCACCTCCACGGGTACGCGTACGGCGTCCTCCCACCAGTGATGCAACGCCTGCATGATGCTCCCCGACGCCTCACCCCGCGCCGCCATCCCGACCCGCTGACGCAGGCCCGGATCGTCTACGAGCTGCTTGAGGTACTTCCCCCACTCATGCTCGTAGCGGACCAGGAACCCGTTCTCACCGTGCCGGATCAGCCTGCGGTACGGCTCGATATCCGACGCGATCAACGGAATCCCCAAGATCGAAGACTCCAAAAACTTAGTGGCGAACTTCGCCCGGTTGAACGCCGTATCCCGATACGGAGCCACCCACACGTCCCACTCCGCGACCCGCTTGAGGTACTCCTCAACCGAGGGCACCCAGCCCAATGCGCCGATACCGCGCCCCCGCAGCCCGAGACGTATCGCCCGCTCGGCGGAGATCCCCACGATCCGCACCTGTACCCCACCCGGTCGCGGGTACCGCGAGATCCGATTCAGTGCCCGCACCGCCTCCGGCAACTCCGCCACCGTCGACGATGTGCCAGCCCAACCCACCGACAACGGCCGGTCCACTGCCGCATAGTCCCGCTCCCAGCCCAACAGCTGCGCCGGCAGACCATTCGGAATCACGCGGACGTTCGGCGCGTAGTTCCGCAGCACCTTCGCAAGCGGCTCGGTCACACAGGTGACGAGGTCCGCGACCGACATGTTGTGGGCCAGCCGGTCGAGCATGGCCGGAGTCCAGTCGCGGGCAGCCGGATTGGTTGGATCGATGTGGAAGTAATCGTCGTCTAGGTCGAGTACGAGGCGCTTGCCTTGGTCCTTCAGGTGTTGCCACATATCCGAGGCGTCCGGAATGGCAACGCGACATCCGACGATCGTGTCTACCGACGGCCAGTCGCGGGGTAGGCGCGTTCCGCAGGACACGGCGTGCCCCAGCCACGACAGGCCCATTGCTGGGAGCACTGCCCGATAGTGTCCCGACCCTGCCATGTCGGCGGACCAGAAGTGAACGCGCACCGTCAGCCCCCGTCCTTGGCTGCCGTCGCTCGCTCGTTCCGGGCAGCGGTCTTGGCCGCGAGGACACCGCACTGATAGCCGTGCTTCCACACGGCAGGGTGCTCCTGCCGCGAGTCCATGAGGTCTGGGTAGTCGGGCAGTTCGCGGACGCGGTCGAGTTGGCGGTAGAGCCCGGCAAGCTCACGCTGCCGTTCGGTGACCGTCTCGACGAGCTTCCGCCAGGTCGTGTCCCCGGACACGAGCAGAGCAGCGCACAGGTCGAGGCGGGTCCGCTCGTGCGCGTGAACGATCTCGGTGGTCCCCGCGCGCTCCTCAGGGCAGTCGTCGGGCGCGGGGGGCGCCTCTGAGCCGGGGATATCCACGGGTTCCGCGAAGACGAGGACCGCCCGGGCGCCGATCTGCTCGGCGATGCCAGCGAACTCGTCGACCACCTGGGGTTCCTCCCCGATCCCCTGGATGTACCGCAGCGGCTGGTGCTGGTCTACAACGAGGACGAATGGCGGCCGGTCGTCGCCAGTGCCTTCGGGGAGTCCGAGGATCTGCAAACGAGCCACGTCAGCCGCCTTCTCAGACTCGCCCGTGGGGGCTCTGCTTGGCAGCCGCACGCGCTACGGCCTCGGCAGTCAGAACGTGGTCACCCGGCTTGATGGTGACTGACACATCCCCCGGAATGACGCCGCCCCGGCTGTGCGCTCCGCCCTGCTTCAGGTAGCCGGGCAGCCACTCGGCCGCGTAGTAGTCGACGGTCCGCCGAATGCCTTCCTCCAGCGGCACGAAGTCCGCAGCCGTCATCCCGATCTGCGCGAGCGTCGACGTGTCGGAGGAGACGACCGCGTTCGGTACCTCACCCGGCCGCATCGGCAGGTGCTTGATCCCGACCGGTTCACGGGCCGTGATCTCGGCGGCGTACTCGGCGACGAGGCGGGCGATGTCGTTGACGGTGACCGACGTGAGCGGCCCGGCCTCCACCGGCTTCTCGGTGGGCCCGTGCTCTGCGGTGTGCTTCAGCGCGGTCACGAACGCGCGGGCGACGTCCTCGACGTACACGCAGTCGCTGATCTGGGTGCCGTCGCCGTACACCTCGATGTCGGCACCAGTGAGGGCACGGCAGGTGAAAGCGGGCGCGATCTTCCTCACGCGGCTCGTGCCGTACGGCGCGGCGATCGACTGGCCCGGACCGTACGCGTTCACCGGGCGGACGATCGAGATGCGGCCGTCCCGGTACGCATTGAACATGCGCGCATAGTCCTCGGCGGCCGTCTTGCTGATCGTGTACGAGCCCGTGCCGATGTCCCTCATGAAGGCGTTCCCGACACCCGCGTAGACGACCGGGAGGCCGTACTGGTTGGCGGCCTCGAACACGTTGAGGCTGCCGCGGATGTTGGTCTCTGCCGACGGGCGCGGGTTCCCGATCGTCTCCTGCGTGCCGAGGACGGCGGCCAGGTGGATGACGCCTTCCACGTGCGCGGCGAGTTCGACGACGCTCGTCTCGTCGCGGATGTCGCCGAGGAAGAACGTCTCGCCGGCCGCCATCTCGGTGTGGGGGTGGCGGTCGAAGACGACGACCTGGTGGCCGCGGGCGAGGAGTTCACGCCTCACGTAGGAGCCGATGAAGCCCTGGCCGCCCGTTACTCCGTACACGCTCATGCGCTGTTCTCCTTGGTCTTGTTCTGGCCGCAGTGTGGGCAGGCTTGGTTCTTGGCTTTGGTGATGGCCGTGATGATTTGGCTGGTGAGGAGGGTGCCGGCGATGATCGCGGTGATGGCGATGGCGGTATTCACGGCTGCTCCTCGGTGGGGTCGCTGTCGGCGCCGATGGCGAGGCGCCGAACGACGAGGGTGAGGTTGACCGTCACGAGGGACTCGCCGAGGGCGAAGTCGTCGATCTTTACGACGGTGCCTTTGGGGGTGTAGACGGAGACGCCGTTGATGCGGACCTCGCGGGGGACGACGATGCTGCCTGCTCCGTCTTCGGCAGGGGTGCAGTCCGGGGCGATCAGTTCGACAACTGAGGCGCGGGGTTTCATCGGCTGCTCCTCGACGGTCTGGGTGATCCCAGCGTGGGGGCATTGAACGGGTGTGCCCCACGGGTCGGTGTGGTGGGCGCCGCCGCATTCGGGGCGGGTGCAGGGGCCGCTCACCGGGTGCCTCCGACCGGCTCGGCAAGGGCTTCGTCCCATGCGTAGCCGCAGCGCAGGCATTCACGGTGCAGGCGTTCATTCCTCGCTACACCGATGGCGCCGCCGCTGTCGTGGAGGCATTGTCCGAGAGCCCTGTACTCGGTGCTGGCGCCCTCGTGCTGGCACTTGGGGCAGGTGGGTTCGTCGCCGGAGAACGGCGGGAGTGGCTCGCTCATCGGCTGCTCCCGATGACGAGTACGAAGTCGACGGCCATGACGCCCGGCTGGGCGAGCACAACGAACGCAAACAGGGCCGACATGGCGGCGCAGATGGTTCTCATGAGTCGCCCCCTTCCGGGGCGGGTAGCGACTTGCCTTCGTCCTTGGGGCGCCGCCTCAGGTCTTCCTCGTCACCTGCGGGCTTGTCACGCCACCACCACACGCGCTCACACAGCAACTCGACCTTGATCTCGTCCCGCTCGTACAGATCATCATCGGACTCGTCATCGAGAGCGTGCACCGACGGCGGGAACCGGTCGATACCAACAGGGCGCAGCATCACGCACCCCTGACTGAGAACGTGGGCCGACGAGACCACGGCCGGAGTCCGGTCGTAGTACACGCGCCGCCCTTGCAACTGGTCGGCGGCGGTCGTCTCCAACCGCCAGTCGATAGCCGAGTGGTGAAGCATCCGGTTCGCGATCCGGTGGATATCCAGGAGCTGGTTGAGAGGGTCCTCCCGGAGATAGCCCTCCCAGCACTGCTGGCGGGCAAGCGCGAGCGTCCACGTGCCTTCGGCGCGGATCTCGTCGCGGCCTTTCCAGTCGTTGACCTCGCGGCGGTTCGCGGTATGGAACCCGATGTCGATCTGCACGTGGTGGCCCCGGAAGTGGGACCAGTGGGTGCCGTTGCCGCTAACGTCGGCCCACCGCCAGTGGGCGTCGCGGTTGTACTCGTCCGGGGCGCCGATGGTCTCGCGGCCGATGACGCGGACACCGCCGCGTGGGGGTGCGATCTCGACGATGTGCGGGCGCCCGTCGAGGAAGAGGCGGTCGGGGACGTACCCGTCGTTGCGGTCGACCATGGGTCTGCTCCTGCGGGTTGCTTGCGGGTTGTGGGTGGCAGGGGTCAACCCGCAAGGAAAGCCCCTGCCACCGACCCCTCCGAAAGGGTCGCGAGAACCATCCTACGAATCGTAGGAATTTGGCAAGCGCAAGCTACGATTCCAAGGAGAGGCGGCGGTAGGAGGAACCCATGGCCTTCCCCAACGGCGTAGAAACGGTGACCGTCACCGCCGGAACCGCCGGATACCGCACCCTCGACGGCGAGCCCTATACCGGCACCATCACGTTCACGCCGTCCGTCTCCCGCGTCACCTCAGCCACTCACGGCGTCATCGCCCTTGGCCCCGTCAATGCCACCCTGTCCGCGTCCGGCCAGTTCACGGAGACACTCCTCGCCACCGACGCCGACGACTTCAGCCCAACCGGCTGGACATACCGCGTCGACGAAGAGTTCACCAACGCACCCGGCCGCGCTTACAACATCAGCCTCCCCGCCGCCGTCCCTACGGTCGCGCTGCCGTCCCTCGCCCCGGTCGAGTCGAGCAGCGGCACCGTCTCGGCGCCCGCCGTGCTCTCCGTCAACGGCGACACCGGCATCGTCACCGGCCTCCTCGAATCCGCGAACAACCTGTCCGACCTGGCCTCGGCAGCAACCGCCCGCACAAACCTCGGCCTCGGCACCGCCGCCGTCAGCCCGGCCACCGCGTTCGCCTCAGCCACACACGCCGCCACCCACGGCAGCGCAGGCAGCGACCCGATCACGATCGCGCAGTCCCAAGTCACCGGCCTCACCGTGGCCTTGGACGCCAAGGCAGCCACGACGTACGTCGACAGCACCTTCGCCACCCAGTCGACCGTGACCACCATCGGCGGCTTCGTCACCGACTGCCTCAACCGCGTCGCCGCCATCGAACAAGGCACCGCCTTCCTCGCCGGACTCAACGTCGACGGCAACGCGCAAGTCTCGAACGGCAACCTCACCGTCACCGACTTCGACAAGGGCTACCGCTTCCGAGTCGACGGCTCAGCACTCGACCTCGAAGCCACCGGCACCGACCTCATCATCAGCAACTGGTCCGGCGACGCCTTCAACGGCGACCAGAGGTCCTACGCACGCCTGTCCGCAGACGCCCTCAACACGCAGTGGGCAGGCAAGTTCGAATCCGTCAACGCCCTGTACGGCGCAGCGGTGCACACCCTCGACCCAACCACCGGCGTCGCATCGGTCGGCGGAAAGAACGGGCTCACCGCTGTGCGCCTGGCGGGCTTCAAGAACAGCGCCGGCGCCCCTGCGGCCGGCACGTGGGAGGCCGGTGACGTGGTCCTTGACTCGGCCGGCGCCTGGCACCTCTGCTCGGTCGGCGGCTCCCCCGGTACGTGGACGTGAGAGGCAGGATCTGATGGCAACCCAGTGCAAGCTGTACCGCGGCCTCGCGCCGCAGTTGATCCCGCCTGAGAAGTGGACGCTGCTGACGTTTGAGAAGACGATCCGCAACGACCGGTCCATGGCACGCGACCGCTGCCTGATCATGCCGCCGTTCGACGGGGACTTCGAGTGGTCGCGGAACCTGCGCTGGGCCGCGATCACCCTCCCCGACGGAGACACCAGGCCCCGGCAGTTCATGTCGCGCTTCGTGCGTGACCCGCACGGCATCCGCGACGACACCGGCGCCGACGACCGTCTAGCCACCCCAGGCCGGTCGTGGCAGACCGTCACGTGGCCGTTCTACGGCGAGGCGTACCAGCCCGTCGGCGTGGAGGTGTGGCACGACCACACCGAACCATGGGCCATCGAACACGCCCAATTCACGGCCACCACCTGGGACTACTGAGAGAAGGATCGGCCATGGCTTGGTATCCGGGCGCCACGAAGTACGAACTCCAGCCCGAGTCGGACGCGCAAGCGGCGATCCGGCCGACCCAGTTCATCGTTCACAGCATCATCGCCCCGTGGACGGCGAAGCGGGTCTACGAGTACTGGCGGGATAGCACCAACTTGGAGTCCCATTTCGGCCTCGGTTATGAGGGCGACCTCGGCCAGTTCATCGGCACGGAGACCCGAGCGGACGCGAACGCCGGCGCGAACCGGCGGGCGGACGGTACGGGCGCGGTGTCGATCGAGACGGCGTCGAACTTGCAGGGTTCGGATCCGTGGACGGCGGCGCAGGTCGAGGAGCTGACCAAGCTCGGTGTGTGGCTGCATCAGCGGCACGGGATCCCGCTTCGTGTCTGCCGTACCCACGACGATCCGGGGTTCGGCTATCACCGGCTCTTCCCCGAGTGGTCTACGTCGGGCACCTCGTGCCCTGGTGACGCGCGGGTGAAGCAGTTCAAGGAGGTCGTGTTTCCGGGCATCGTCGCCCGCGCGACTGGTTCCACCCCACCGGAGGAGGACGACGTGGCCCTGACCGCGACGGATGTGAAGACTCTCGCGAAGACGGACGGCGTGTTCACGTCGCCGGACGGCGCGGACGACACGAAGGGAAACGAGTTCTGGAGCCTGGAGTCGTACCAGCGGTACGGCTACCTCCAGGGCCGCGAGACGAAGCAGCTCATCAAGGCGCTCGGCGTGAAGGTCGACGCGCAGAACACCATGATCGACCAGCTTGTGAAGACCGTTGCCACCCTCGCCGCGAACGTCGGCGACATCGACCCGGCCGCGATCGTCGCCGAACTCAAGGCGTCGATCGAGTCCGTCACCATCCACCTCGACGCCGACGGCGTCTGAAACAGGAGACCCGATGAACGTCAATCTCGATGCGGCCTACTGGTTGGGCCTGCTCATTTCCGTCGTCCTGCCCGTCCTCGTCGGACTGGTCACGACCAGAGTCACCCACGCCGGCGTGAAGGCGGTCCTGCTGCTGGCGTTGTCGACGCTGAACGGGTTCCTCGTGGAGTTCGCTGCGGGTGGCCCCGGCTACGACGTGGGCACCGCTGCTGTGCTGGCGCTGGTGGCGTTCGCGACGGGCGTGCTGGCGCACTTCGGCTTGTGGAAGCCGGTCGGAGTGAGCGGTAAGGCGCAGGACTCGTTGGTGACGTCTGGCTCGCACGCTGCTGGCGTCTGATCGGAGTTGCACGTGCCGGATGAGCTGACGCTCGGCGAGTTGGCCCGCCGCCTGGACGATCGCACGGGCGACATTCGGGATGACATTCGGGGCCTGTCTGAGGAGATGGCCAAGAAGGTCGACCAGCGGCTGTATGACATCCGGCACGATGCGCTCGCCGCTCGGGTGGCGACGTTGGAGACGCTCAGGGAGAAGGACGCTGAGAAGCTCATCGCGACGCGCCGTTGGCTGATTGGTGCGGTGATTGTGCCACTGGTCGCAATCCTCCTGCCGATGGTCATCCTGCTGGCTCGGGGGTCTGGGTCGTGAGCCGGGCGCAGGTGCGGGCGGAGGAGCGTCGGGGGCGTCGCGGTGACGTGTGGGCGGTCGTGGGCGCGGTGGCTTTGGGGGCGGTGCTGGCGTGGATTGTGCTGACGATTCAGGGTGTGACGCACGATCTGCACGAGGAGCGGGAGTACAACCGGCTGTTGGCGCAGCAGGTGCGGGATCTGGGCGGGAAGCCGATCAAGGGGCCGCCGGGTGAGCCGGGTGCTTCGGTGACGGGTCCGCCCGGCCCGCAGGGGGAGCCGGGGTCGCCGGGCGTGGACGGGGAGCCGGGCCCGTCGGGGAGTCCGGGTAAGGCGGGGGCGGACGGCGTCGATGGTTCTGACGGTAAGGCCGGGGAGCCCGGAGCCGTCGGCGCTTCGGGTCCGGCTGGTCCTGCTGGTCCTCCGGGTCCGCAGGGTGAGCCGGGTCCGCCTGGGCCTCAGGGCGAGCCGGGCGTGGACGGGGCGGACGGGGAGGATGGGCAGACGTGCCCGGACGGCTACAGCTTGCAGGCTCCGGCGTATGACGAGGCTGCGCTGGTGTGCCGCCGGGATGGGGCGCCGGATCCTGAGGAGCCGGGTGGTGGTCCGCAGGCGGCTGGGGCGTTGGATCCGCAGCGCCGCGTGTACGCGTAGGGGTGGTGGTCGTGGCTCGGATGCTGGGTCGTCGTGTGTGGCGTGGCCAGACGCTCGAAGATGCGCCGTTGCGCCGCAAGCATTGGCGGGCGCGGGAGAAGCGGGAGTGGCGGCGGGAATCGCTTCGGGAAACGCCGAAGCGATGCGCTGACCAGCAAGAACTTCAGTTTGGATAATATACAAACTGAAACTCCGCCCCTCGGATCCCCCAACCCTGGGAAGTCTGGGAAGTTCGTTACTGGTTCCCCTTGGGAGCGGCACTCCGCGTAGTTCACGCTGGTCTCATGACCGTCATCGACTTCAACGAGCGGCGCCGCAAAAGCGAACAGCCGAAGCCCGACTACGTCACCTGCGAGTGCGGGGAGGCGTGGTTCGAACTGCGCGGCAACCATCCGAAGATGCCCGAGCACGGGGCGGTGGTGCTGCGTCCGGATGGCACGATCAGCGGGTACGCGGGGACGCCGTGCTGCGTCGGCTGCGGGAAGGCTGCCGTGGTGCGGCCGACCGCGACGTGATCACGCCGCTTCGACGACGTCGGTCCGCTCCGCCGCCACCGCAACCGTCCACTCCGCCACCAACTCCGCATACCTGACCCGAGCATCCCCATACAGGCGCCCTTGAGCAGCCTGCACAAGCCGCCGAATCTCCTCATTCACGACGGCAGCAGAGCGCACACCGCCAAGGGCGGAAGGGTTGGGGGACATGCTGTCAGCCTATCTAGCGACGCCCTCAAACACGCATCGGCCACCGACCAAAAACAGGCCTCCCCACACCCGGCCCCCGCCCGCTAAGCTCCCCCCATCGCCCCGAGGCCCCGACGCCTTGGGGCGCTCTACTGTCGGGAGTAGAAGACCATGCTGTACCGCGTCACCTACCGCATCCTGCCCGCCGGAACGGGGCCGGACGACTACGAACCCGCCGACCTCGCAACCGGTGAAGTCGTTGTCGAGCTCGACGACCCCGAGCCGGTCGGTGTCATCAGCGGCGGCAGCATCCTGTCGTACGGCCCCCACCACCGAGACGTCGTCAAGGCAGTCACCGAAGCCGCGCAGTTGAAGCCCGGCGACGAGCCCCTCATCCGCGACTGCACCCCCGCCTAGACCCGCCGCTCCGCATCCTCCAACCGGGCCCGATAGTAAGCATGGTCGCGCGGGAACCCCGCCAGCGCAGGCAGCGCTTCACGAAACCCAGCCGCCGCATCCGCCCACCGCTGGCACGCGTACGCCGCATCCGCCGCATTCAACCGCGCCCTCGCCGCGTCCAGCCAGTACAACCAGCCCGGCCGCTCCTGTTCGTCCGGCACCTGTAGTGCCAGCCCGTGGGCCTCCTCGGCGAGGCGTACGGCACGATCCCGCTCACCCAACTGGGCTGCGGCCATCGCTTCCTGGTGCACTGCTACGGCCTCGGCTGCGGGGGACAGTGGGCGCGGGCCGGCGAACCGGGCGCCCTCCGCAGTGCGTAGGGCGCGGACGGGATCCCCGTACTCCAGCGAGTAGTGCGCGCGGACGCGTTGCGCCCACGACGCCATGTCCGGGTGCCCGCCGTCGACAGCCCACCCGTGGGCGAGGTCAATCCAGGCGAGGGCGGGGCCGTGCTTGTTCTCCTGCCACGCCACCCAGCTGAGCCAGTGCGCGTGCTCCGCGGCGAGCAACAGCAGCCGGTCGGCGGCCAGCCCGCTCGTGCCAGGCAACAGTGCGGTCACCTGGTCGAGTTGCGCGCGAACGACAGGCCACAGGGCCAGCCCGCCGACCTCGTCTTCGGCACGCCGATGCTGCGCAAGGACGACACCAATCCAGTCCGCGGTACGCAGGTCCGCCCGTCCTCGGGTATGGGCGTGCGCGATCCGCTCCCGCAACTCGGCGGACGGCGACCACTCATCCGGGCCGAAGCGGACGGGGAGCCCAGTGAGTTCTGCTGGCACGTTCAGCCCTTCAGTCATTCGGGCGATCAGCTCAGCGGACGTGACGCGTTTTCGGCCCGACTCGATGGCGGAGATGTAGGGCTGCGGAACCCCGATGAGGGGTTCCAGGCCGCGCTGCGACAGGCCGGACGCCCGCCGGTATTCGCGGAGGATTACAGCCCAGTCCTGGCGCGCCCAGGCGGCGCGTAAGCGGACGTCTGCCCAGGGTGTCTGACCACTCATACGGGGACGATACGCCGCCCTGATATGCGGTGTGTATCGAATCGTGTTGGCCAAGTCACCAACCTGTTGTCTCAATCACACCGAGTCGGGTCGGGGAGAGAGAACACGCATGGCCAGAACCAGCGCAGACGCAACGCCTGTCGGCTACGCCTACTGCTCGTGGCACCAGGGCTACGCCCGCGACGCACGGCTTGTACGGCAACCACCGGACCAAGGGTCAGGGCCGGCACCGCAGGGCCTGTTCGCATGCGCGCCTTGCCGCCAGGCGTACAACCTCGTACCGCTGGAGGACCGGTCATGACCACTCGCGTCGAGCTACCACCGGTTGAGCAGCTGTCGTACGGGCAGTACAACGGGCTGGCCTGCGTCTGGTGCGGGACGAACCTCACCACCGGCGCGGTCAGTGCCGGGATAGCGCGCGGCCAGATGGGCGCCCACATCCTCGACACCGAGGTGTACGCCTGCCCCGAACACGCCGACGGACCAGCCCCCGCAGGAGACACGCCATGAGCAAGAAGACCCTCCCCCGGCCGACACCGACCGGCCCGCTCGGGCACGGCTACTGCTGGAAGACGCACCCGAACCGGGGCGTCCACTGCACCCAGCCGATCGGGCATGAGGCCAAGGGCGTCGAGCACCTCTACCCGTACGTGCGACCTGAGATCCGCTGGCGCTGACAGCTTCCGCCGCCCCGTCTTCCCTCGGCGGCGGGAGACCGCCCCTCGTGCCGACAGAGGGGCGATGGTGGCCCGCGAGCCGGTCTAACCCCCGAGCCGGCTGCGGGTCACCGCACCAGATCCGACAGGGGCACGTTGAGGGCGTACGAGACGCGAATCAAGTTGTCGAGCTTCGCACTCGCCCGACCCTGCTCAATCCGGTTCACGGCCTGGCGGTCCAGCCCGGCTAACTCGGCGAGCCGTTCTTGGGTGAGGTTGGCGTGCAGGCGTGCGGCCCGGATCTGCTCGCCAACGGCCCGGCGGCGGTCGAAGACCCAGTCATCGGGCGGTGGGGCGGAATACACCCGCTCACGCTGGCGTGATCAACCACGGATGTCTGTATCGTGCACCGTACATTCCTGGATCAAGACGAACCCATGATCGCAAGACCCGTGAACGGAAAACACACGATCCAGTGACTCCAGGACTACCCGCCCACCCTGGGGTTAAGCGGTTACTGGATGGGCGTCACAGACCGGTCGGCTCCGCATAGCCCCCAGGCTCGCGGCGGCCGACCCCGGAGCCCCCGGCCCCACAGCGGACCGGGGGCTCCGCCCTACACCAACCAGACGATCTCAATCGTGTCCGTGTCGAGAAGCATGTTCCTCGGTAGGCGGCCCTTCCGGGCGGGATGCAGCCGCACCGTCATCATGTACGAGATCACCGCCCGCTGCCGCGACAGATCCCACTTGCCCCACTCCTCCACCATGTCGTCCGCCGCAAGCAACCCAGCCACGGGGTTCACCTCCACCGCCCGCGACAGGACGCCTTCCGCAGCCTCCAGGCGCTCTCTCGCAAGCTTTGAAGCGATCCGCCACTCCGGCATGCTCATCGCCCCCGAACCAAGCTCCTGCGCCAGCTCATCCAACGTCTGACGGGCCTGCCGGATCGTGGCCTGAGCACCCCGCACATCCACCGGATCCTGCTTGTGCGCGAATATGTCTCCCGCATCGGGCCGCGCCAGCCGCTTCATCAGATTGGCCTGCACGAAGTCGTCCAACGGCTCAGCCTTCCGCACCACATGCTGACCCGCACGACAGCCATACGCGACTAGGTACCTGCCGCCAGCGCGATTGCTGGTCATGCACCGCACGGTCGCCCCGCACGGCCCACACACGTACAAGCCCGACCCGAGATACTTCCGCTCGTTCCCCGGTGTTGTACGCCGCCCCGGATCGTCGAGCAACGACACCAGACTCCGCCACGTCGGCTCATCCAGCGGACCGGGCCAGCCAGCAGGGCCGGCCTCTTTCCCGCGGTGCACGAGGATGCCCGCGTTCCTGGGACGGCGAAGCATCGCCCCGACCTCGGGGCCCTCCCAGTCGCTGCCCGTGCTCGTGAGGACCGGCGGGTTCATCCGGTTCCACTCGGCGGCGATGGCGCGCAGCGACCCGCCTGCGAGGATGGTGTCTGCGGCTTCCCGGATCCGCTGGAATTCGCTGCCTTCGGCCACAGTGGCGGCGTGCCCGCACTGGCGGCACACCATCCACGTGTACCGGCTGTGGGGGGCGTGGCAGTGGTTGCAGGCCCAGCCGTCGAGGTTGTCGTCTCGGCCGCACTCCCCGCACTTGATGACCATCCGGAAGCCGTCTGGGTCGTCCTGCCCGCACGGCAGGCAGATCAGGGACCGCGGGGTGACGCCGTCAGCTTCCCACCCGAAGGGGCGACGCCCGCCGAAGAACTTCCCGTCGCGGGCCATCTCGTCCCGCTTGCGTTTCTGCCGCTCCACCATCCGCTCAACCTCGTAGCGGGCCTGCACGCCCAGCTGCCGGGCGATCATCCGGCCGGTGGCCGTGGACAGGTCCAGCACTCCGGCCTTGACCGTGCGGGTCTGTACGGCGCGTGGCTCGCACACGTCGATGTACTCCTCCAGTTCGGCCGGGGAGCGGTGGAGGCGGTCGGTGTGCCAGGCGAGGACGATGTCTGCCCGCCCGGCGCGGAGGTCGGCGAGGAGCTTCTGATATCCGGGGCGCGGCTTACCCGAGTAGGCGGAGAGGTCGTTGTCGCTGTAGACGGCGACGACGTCGAGGCCGAGGCTGGCGGCGAGGACTTCGCAGTCTTCGCGTTGGCGGCCGACGCCGAGGCCGGCGCCTTCGCGGTCGCGGCTGATGCGGCAGTAGATGATCGCGCGGGTTGGGATGCCGGGTGCGTGGGTGGGCATGGTTCAGGGTGGCACAGTAATACTGCGTTTGTCTCAGGTTCGCTAGGTCGAAGCCCACTGGAAGGCAGTATTAAAGCCGCAGGCTGTGGGCCTGCGGCTTCAAAGTGTGGGGGGTTGGGTGGAGCTAGCGGGCTTCGGGCCAGTTCTGCGCCCACCAGCCCTCGGTCACGATCCGCCGGAACAGTTCGAGCAGCTCGTCCCTGGCCTGCTCACTGACGTGCTCCTTGGAAGCGAGCCAGGTGAAGGAACCTTCCTGCTCCACTCCCGCGATGGCCCGCCCGCCAGGGAGGCTGCCGACCAGTTCCATCCGGATCTCCGGCTGCGGTCGCGCCTGCTGTGACTCGCTGTCACTCTGCCGGGTTTCCTCGTCCGCCATTCGCACTCCGCCTCCCTGCTCAAACCCAGGCGCTCGGACATACGTACGAGCGCCCAGTTGAGGTGATCCCCTTTGCGCCCCCAGGCGGATCACCGACTGTGTCACACCGATCAGCGTGTGACCAGAGGGAATCAGCCAGTGACAGAAAGTCGTACTATTCGCCCGACTTATCGTCACTCTGCGTGCGCCTACGGGCAAAGGTTTCCGCGATTGCGGCGAACTGCCGGCGCTCTTCCTCGGTCATCTCCTCGGCGCGGGCCACGATCAGACGAGTCGTGAGGTCTCCACTCCATACGACGGAGGCGTCGGCGGCCGGGTCGTAGCCGAAGAACTGGATCGAGGCCGCCCTCTGCAACTCCTTCAAGGGGAGTCCGTAGCCGGCGGCGATGGCCTTGAGGCGGTGTTCCTTGGGCGGGTCGACGGGCTTGCCGAGTTCCACCTTGGAGAGCCAGCCGAACTTTGCCTGCTCGCCGCTGTCTGGGTCGATGCAGATCTTTTCCATGTCGCGCAGGCTCTTGCCGAGCTCGGCGCGCCGAGCCTTCAGCAGGTCGGCGAAGTCGGTCCGCTGCTCAGTCATGGCGTGCATTGTGCCCCTTCTCTGTCCCCGTAGTGACGCCCGATGTCTACGTTACGGTTTTTGATCACTGAGTAAATGCCAGGTCAGCGGACGCAACCGTTTGTGGCTCCGCACAGAGTGTCTACGGAAACGCCTCACGGCGCCATCCCTTCCGGATGTGATGACCGGATCCTGACTCGATGTGCGTTTTCGTAGACAGCACGTCTACGAGTGTGTACTGTCGTTCTTGTTCACGGAAACGCACACAGCGTCTACGGAGGTAGCCAGGTGCGGCCCCAACAGGAATACATGGTCCTCGTGAGCAGCGACCTGCTGGTCATGCTCATGGAGCGCACCGGAGACGGACGCGAAGTCAGCGTCCGAGAACTCGCCGACGCGGCCGGATGCCACCCCAGCAAGATCGACGCCCTGCGCAACGGGCGACGCAAGAAGTCCCTCTACGACGAGGCAACGGCAATTGCCAAACGGCTTGGAGTAGACCTCCTCGTCCTCTGGGCCCACACCGGCCGAACCGTCGAAGCCCCCGCCGAGCCCACACACATCGCCGCGGTGCCGGCATGACGGCCCCGTTCTCCTTCGAGAAGGCCCTGCGCACTATCGGCGAGGCCGGCCTGCGCGCGGCGGAGCGGAACGCGGCCGAGGCGCCGCCGATCAGCCCGGAGATTCGGGCGAAGGTCCGCGCGGTCGTCCTGTCGGCTCGGGTCTCACGCCCGCAGCGCGCGGCTGACGCCGCCTGATCCCACCCACGCCGAAGGGCCGCCCCCTTAGCCCGGATGACGGCCCCCGACTCGGCGTCAACCCCACTCATCACAGAAAGCGAGGCGTTCGCCTTGAACGCATCATCTCAGACCCAGACCGACCAGATCATGGCCGCCTTGTCGGTGGCGGAGAAGCTGGCAGCCGCGTCGCCCGTCGCCCCGACGAGCTTGCAGATCAGCAGCAACAGCTTCGACGCCGAGCCGGGGTGCTACGTCCGGCCGATCGGTGTGGAGCTGTACTTCCACCTCTCCGTGGACAAGGTCGGCGAGTTCGCCGGGGCCTTCGGTGCGGACGTGCGGGAGCGTCCGCGTGAGGGTGAGTGGTCGCTCTTCACGTACGCGGATGGCTTGTTGGACGGGGTTCCGTTCCGGGCGTGGACGCTGACGAACGAGCCGGTTGCGCAGGTGGCGGCATGAGTGAGTCGATTACGAATCTGTCGGATGCGGTGGCCGCGTTGGGTGCGCTGCCGATGCCGGTCGGGCCGCAGATGCCGGACTTCCCGCCGCCGCCCGAGACCGAGGTGGAGAAGCTCCGCGCCGAGAGGGCGCGCCTGCAAGCTCTCCTCGCTGAGGCAGTCGCCGATGTGCACCGGGCTCGCCGTGAGCGGGACGAGATGCGGGAGCGGGTGTCGGAGCCGTACGGCTGCACCCACTGCGGCATCACGAAGCGGTCGCACGGTCGTCGATGGACGACGGGCGTGGGGTCCCACGCGTGGACCGCGCCGTCGGAGGACCAGATCGTGGAGCGGATGAAGGCCCGGCGCACGGTGCGCCTGGCGGCTCGTGCGCACCAGTTGGGGCGGCTGCGGGCTCAGGTTGAGGCGCTGCTTGTGGAGCGGCACTCGACGAACGAGGCGCTCGACGACGCGGTGCAGGCCCTCCGGGCGAAGCAGTCGTCGGACAGCTCGTACTCGACCGCGCTGCCGTGGGCGGCGCTCATGGACGACGAGGATCTGGCTGAGTTCCTCGACGAGTTGGCGGATGCTGCGACGACGAACGTGGACGCGGTGACGCGGCTGGCTGAGGTTGAGCGGGCGTGTGGCACGTGGCGTCTGATTGCTGAGGCGCAGCACGGGCACAACACGGCGCCGGGCCCGGATGCGATGACGCGGGTGTTCGTGCCGGTGGCGTCGTTGCGTGAGCCGGAGGGCGAGTTCTACGGGGTCGTGCACCACGACTACAAGGTGGGCCACGACCTGCCCGAGACGGGCGGTGCATCGTGACCGCCGCTACATGGCCGTTCGGTACGGACGCCAAGCAAGACGACCCGCTGACCGCTCTGCGGATCCCGGTCGTCGACAGCTTCAACCCCAACTGGAAGTACGTGGCCGCGTACATCGACGTGGACACCACGCCCTACAGCTGGGGCAGCAACGAACGGCCCACCGATGCCGAGGCCGCGATGCTCGCCTCGTTCATCGAGGAGTACAAGCACCACTGGTTCAACGACTGGTACAAGGCGAAGCTTCTGGAGCGTCCGCTCGACGTCGACTCCGGCTGCAACACCACGGTGTTCATCAAGTACGGCGCCAACGACTGGGGCTACCGCCGGTGCTCGTGGACATACGGGCCGCTGTTCGTGCCTGTCGGCCCCAACCTGCGGGGCGGCGACCACGACCGTAGCAAGCCGTCCGGGCCGCTCTCGCTGGAGCAGGTCATGGATCGCAGTCACACGATCGTCGACGATGCCATGCCGCACTGGTTGCAGTGGAAGGCGGACCACCCCGCGATCTTCGGGGGCGCCCAATGAGTGGCCTGTCTGTCGGCGAGTGGTTCTTCCTCGCGCTCGGTACCGCAGGGTTCGCGCGTTTCGGCTGGTGTCTGGTCTGGCTGATCGGCACGGAGGCTCCGATGCCCGCCCCGGTGGAGCGCGCTCTGGACGCGGTCGTCGGGTTCGTGTTCGCCGCTGCTGCGGCTGTTCGCAGGCAGGCCCTCACCGCTGCCGCGCTCCTTGCTCTTCTCCTCCCCACCAGCCCGGAAGGGGCCCGGTCATGAGTCATTCCAGCAAGCCGCCGTTGTCGTTCGAGACGGGCGCCAACCATCTGCACGGCGTCCTGCGCGTCGACCAGATCCGCACCGACACCTTCACCCAGCTTGTGCAGCACTGGGGTGACCCGCAGTCCCGTGACGACGTCATCGACGCCCTCGACGAGCTGGCCGCCATCGTCTGCGGCGTGGCCCGTGAGGGCGAGTTGGACGCGGCGGTGGAGCAGGTTGAGGACGTGGCGGGGATGGATACCGCGCACGTCGAGGTGGATGCGTTCGACGTTCGCCGCCTCCTCGCCGAACTCACGGCGGTCGAGCGGGTCACCAGCCGGTTCCGGAAGGGCGCGTCGGAGATCAAGCATCCGGTGATGCGGGCGACCCGCCAGCACTTCGCCGTGAACCCGCTGCCCGAGCAGCGCCAGATCGGCGGTGCGGCATGAGCGAGTACCCCGAGATCGCGGCTCGCTTCGCCCGTCACGCGATGACCGTGTTGCACGAGGACGGGCTGTACCGGCACCTGCGGTTCGAGGGCGACGCGGAGTCTCCGCTCGGCCGCTACCCGAGCTACCCGTTCGAGCTGATCACGTGGCCGTACAACCTCGTCGTCAAGGCCGGGTGGGTCTTCCACTTCGACATCGACGCCACCCCGGACATGTTCGTCCTGTTCCGGAAGACCGCGCTGACCGGGCAGATCAACCCCGGTTACTGGTCGGAGAAGGTCCGCGCCGGGCGCGACGAGGTCGACGGCTTCGACCTGGAGCTGTTCGAGCAGCAGGTCAAGCGGTACGTCGTCCACTCCATCCGTGAGGGCGACGCCCCGCGCGGCATTGGTGCTGAGGTCACCCGCGAGATCTTCGAGCTCGGTGACATCAGCCATGAGGCGGGCGCCCGTGAGGCGCTGTCGGACTTCCGCTACGAGGGCTGGGACTTCGGTGACCTGCCGGAGTGGGACTTCACCGACTACACGCCGGGCTTCCTGCACTGCTGCTACGCGATCCGCCAGGGCATCGACGTGTGGGACGCCGCCCGGAAGGCGGTGGCGGCATGAACGCCCGCGAAGTCCTCGAAGGGATGATCCGCATCGAGCGGGGCGACATGACCGTCCACTCGCCGGTGGAGGTCCAGGCTCGTCTCGACGCCTACCGCGCCGAGGTTCTCGCCGAGGCCGACCTGCTGCCCAAGGCGCACGTCGTGGCCTGGCTGACGAAGAAGGCCCGCGAGGACACGCCGGTGTGGCAGCTCGCGTCGAAGGTCGATCGGGGCGCGGTCCGCCCGGACAACCTGCGGATGCTGCCCGCCACGTTCTTCGAGGCTGGCCACACCTACACCGATGGCACGGGCTACAGCGCGCCTGAGGTCACCACCGTGTTCCGTGTCGAGCACGTCACTCGCCATCCCGACCGGGGCCACCTTCGCGCCATCGGCTGGTCCCGCTCGGGTGAGCCTGGCGCGAGCTGGCACGGCGACTTCCGGGACGAGGGCGAGTTCGACGGCTGGACCGACGTCACCGAGTCCGCCGAGTGACCGCCCGCCGGGTTTGGGCCGCCGCGCATTGGGCGGCCGTCACCCTCATCGCCCTCTGCGCCACCGAGGCAACCCCGGTCGACGGCTGGCATGCCAGCACGGTCACCGCTGTCGGAGTCGGCCTCATCGGATACGCCACCGCACCACACCCGAACGGAGCCCAACGATGACGACCGTCACGTCCGCCGGCCCCACCGGGCGCCTCGCCTACCTCCTCGACGCCATCCGCGTACAAGGCGGGCGCTGGACCACCAGCAAGGCATTCAACGCCTACCGCAGCCTGCCGCAACTCGCCGCACTGGGGCCGGGCCAGATCCGCATCGTCGCCCGCGGTGACCTCCGCGACCTCGCCGCGTGGGGCTGGCTCACCGCCCACGACGACACCGGCCGCCGCGAGTACACCCTCAACACCCGAAAGGACCACCAGTGACCCGCCTGACCGAACAGCAGGTTGGCTTCCTGCTGCAGCCCATCGCCAGCAACCGCGTCCGCAACCTGCGGGGCATGTCCCACCTCGAAGCGTGGGACGTCCGCCGCCAACTGATCCGCATCTTCGGCTTCGAGGGGTTCACTGTCGAAACCCTCTCCCTGGAACTCGTCGCCGAGCGGGAGACGAAGCAAGGCGACCGGTCCCGATGGACGATCGTCTACCGGGCCCAGGTCAGGCTCACGATCAAGACCGTCGACGGCACACCGATCGCTGTCTTCGAGGACGCTGCAGCCGGTGACGCGGTCAACCAGCCGTCGATCGGAGACGCGCACGACCTCGCCATGAAGACCGCCCTGTCGCAGGCACTCAAGCGGTGCGCGGTCAACCTCGGCGACCAGTTCGGGCTGTCGCTCTACAACGACGGCTCACAAAACGCGGTAGTCATGCGGTCACTGGCGTACATGGGCGAGCCCGTGAAGGAGTCGGAGGACGCCCCGGTGCAGCCGGAGCCGACCCCGCAGACGCCGACGGTCGTACCCAATCCGACCGACCAGGACCGCGACCCCAACCCCGCCGCCGAGCCGACGACGCCGACCGAGCAGGGCAACACGGAGTGGCAGGCCGCCCTCGACGAGATGCGGCAGATGGCCGCCGCCATCAACTTCGCCGACGGTCTCCCCGGTCAGTTCGTCGCCACCTTCGGCCACCCCATCGAGCAGGGCACCGCCGACGAGTTCCGCGAGGCCACCGCGCTCATGCGCGGCACCGCCGCCGCCTAACCCAGCCGCACACCAAAAGGGGCGCCCCGCGGCTATCGGGGCGCCCCGCCCACCAGGAGACCACATGAACGTGAAGGAAGCAGCGGCCAGGGCCGCTGTCCTCGACACCCTCCACAAGGCCATCGGCGACGAGCTGAAGGCCGCCAAGCGCGACCTGGAGGACGGGCTGCGGGCCGCGAAGGCAGAGACCGGAACCCAGAAGGTCGCCATCAGCCTCGACGAGCAGCAGGACATCGGCACCGCCAGCCTCGTCCAGCCGGCCGCCGCGGCCGTCGTCGCCGACGTCGAGAAGTTCAAGGCGTGGGTGATGGACCACTACGCGAGCGAGATCGAGCGGAAGTTCGTCACCGAGGTCCGTGCCTCGTTCACCGCCCGTCTGCTGAAGGAGATGACCGCCGCCGGGGTGGCGCAGTGGGCCGACCCGGAGACGGGCGAGATCCACGATGTGCCGGGTGTGGAGATGCAGGGCCGGGCGGCGTACACGCGGCTGACGGTGCCGACTGCGGGCAAGCAGGCGATCGGGCAGGCGTGGCAGTCGGGCGCGCTCTCGCATCTGGTGCTTCCGCAGCTCACCGCCGGAGGTGCCGAGTGACCGCCCTCGTGCAGCCCGACCTCGCCGGGCACGTCGAACTCCCCTGGCACCGCGGGCCACTCGCCTCGTACGACTGCGAGACGAGCGGCCTCAACATCGGCGAGGACCGCATCGTCACAGCCGCCCTGATCCGACCCAACGGGGAGACCCGCCGCTGGTTCTCCGACGCTGACGGCGTCGAGATCCCCGAGGCCGCCAGCAACATCCACGGCTACACCACCGATGTCGTACGGGCCAAGGGGCACCCCGCAAAGCAGGTCGTCGAGGAGATCACCGACGCGCTCGCCGGAGAACTCTCAGCCGGCCGCGCGGCGCTGGTTGTGATGAACGCCCCGTTCGACCTGAGCCTGTTGGACGCGGAGTGCGCCCGGCATGGCGTGCCGACGATCGCTGAGCGGATCGGCGCCGTCGCACCGATCGTGGACCCCCTCGTTCTCGACCGGGCGGCGGACAAGTACCGGTCTGGTCGCCGGAATCTGGAGACGCTCGCCAAGCACTACGGCGTGACGCTCACGGACGCGCACCAGGCGGACGCCGATGCCCAGGCCGCGCTCGCTGTGGCGCGGCGGATCGCGGAGGAGCACCCGAAGGTGCAGGTACCTGCGCGGGTGCTGCACGGCTGGCAGGTGCAGTGGCACGCGCGGTGGGCTGCGGACCGCGAGGCGTTCCTGGCACGGAAGGGCAAGACGGAGTCGGTCGACGGCACGTGGCCGATCCGCCCCGTCCCGGCGGGAGGTGCGGCATGAGGTTCCCGTTCGTTCCCCGCGCCTGGCACAACGCCGCTATCGCCCGACTCACCGCCGAACGCAACCAGCTCGCCAAGGACCTCGCCGCGGCCGAGAAGGACCTCGCCGCGACTGAGGCGGAGTTGGTCGGCGTCTCGGAGAAGTACACCGACACCGCCATCGTCAACGACTGCCTCACCGACGATCTCAGTAAGGCCCGCGCCCGGCTCGCCGAGTACGGCAGCCGCCGCACCACCGCGGAGGTTCTCGAAGAGCACGACGTCCACCGCAAGGCGCTCGCTGACGCGCTCGGCCCCCAGAAGTACCACCTGAACTGGGACCAGCTGATCGACGAGGTCACCCGTCTCAACAAGGCGGCGCACGCCTGGAAGGCCGACTACGAGGCCGAGAAGAAGCGGGCCGACCACCTGGAGACGGACAGCGAGACCGGGCGCCTGAAGCGCCGTGTGGCCCATCTGCAACGGCAGCTTGACGACGCCGTCGGCCTGCCGCCCGGCCGGATCGAGGACAGCAGCCGTTGGCAGCCCGGCTACAAGACCCCGGAGAAGGCGTCATGACCACCCTGCGCCGCTACCTGCGGCAAGTCATCGCTCCCAACGGCCGGCACCGCCCCCAGCCTGTGCTGCTGCCCGATGAGCCGATCCCCGCACCCGCCGAACCGGTCGTCGGTGCGGTCCTCTGCGAGGACGAGCTGGCACGGCTCCTCGACGAAGACGCCGCGGCACCGACGGAGTGCGCGCCGTGCCCGTGCTGCGACCGGATCACCGCGCACGCCATGAACCGCGACGGGACACGCCGCTGCTTTACCTGCGGCACCACTTCCAAGGGGGACTGAACCGTGGGCTACTACACCCGCGTCACCGGAGAGATCACCATCCAGCCGCCGCTCACCTGGCAGGAGTTCAAGGACAGCCCGTTCCTGCCCGGCAGCCCGAACGACAACGGCAACTACGACATCCGCCTGCGTGCCGACGAGGAGACCGTCGACACCGACGAAGGCCAGCTCGTCCGCAAGACCGCCAGCGTGGTGCTGCCCCGGTGGGACGACTCCTTCAAGGCGTACCACCTCGTCGAGCACGTACAGGCCGTGATCGACGCGTTCCCCGGCCACACGTTCACGGGCCGCCTGGAGTGCGAGGGCGAGGACAACGCCGACATGTGGCGGGTCGTCGTCCGTGATGGCCGCGCGGTGAAGGTTGAGCCGCGCATCGTCTGGCCGGACGAGGACGGTGCCCAGTGACCGCCCCGACCCTGTTCACCGTCGAGGCTCCGGCCGTCCCCGTGGCGGCCGGTCCCCGGCCCCTCGTCATCGGCGTCGACGCGAGCCTCAACAGCCTCGGCATCGCCGGAGCCGACTGGGCCGACGCCATCCGCCACCCCGGCCTCACCGGCCACGCCCGAATCGACTACCTCCGCCGCGAAGTCGCCGACCGCACCAAGGCCGCCGACCTCGTCGTCATCGAGGACGTCGCCCGCGGAGCCAAGGGCTCAGCCGTCCACCAGCTCGCCGGACTCTGGTGGGTCCTCACCACAGAACTCCACCGCCGCGGCATCCCCTTCGCCGTGGCCAACCCTCAGAGCCGCTACACCTACGCCACCGGCGTGGCCAACCCGGCCCGCGAGCACCCTCGCGACAAGCGGGCCCGGATCTGCAAGGGCATGGTCTGCTCGTTCGTCGTCGAGCAGCTGGGCATCTGGTGCGAGGGGCCTGGCAAGTACGACGCCGCGGACGCCGCGGTGTTCGCGGCGATGGGCTTGGACTGGCTGGGCTATCCGCTGGTTGATCTGCCGAAGCAGCAGCGGCGTGCGCTGGACGGCGTGCACTGGCCCACGCAGACCGTGGCGGCGGCGTCATGACTGTGCCGCAGATCTACACCGTGATCGTCCTCGCCGCCCTCGGCGCCACCGTCTGCGCCTGGCAGGTCTACCGCGCCCTCCGCGAACCGTCGGAACGGGACCGCATCATCCGCGAGGCCCGCGCCCGGACCGGCCTCCCGCCCGCCGCACCCGACAACGTCCCCGGCGTCAACGGCGCCGACCTCGACGAGTGCGAACTCATCTGGGCCACACCCAACACCGCCGGCCTCGACCGACTCCGCCAAGCCCTACGCGACGAGCAGCAGAACGGAGGAACCGACTGATGCTGTTCAACCGCCGCACCCTCGCCGCGGACTCCACCGACGGCTTCGCCGGCGCCGGAGGATCCTCCACCGGCATCCGCCAAGCCGGAGGCACCGTCCGCACCGCACTCAACCACTGGCGCCTCGCCGTCGACGTCCACAACGCCAACCACCCCGACACCGACCACGACTGCGCCGACATCTCCCAGGTCGACCCGCGCCGCTACCCGACGACGA